CTTTAAGTGCACCTATTTGGTATTTCATGTAGGCTTTAGCTTCTATTGGGCTTAGTTTTATATGTCTTCTCCCAAAACCCATTAAGTCTGGATATCCAGGATGTGCTCCTACGGATACTCCCATTTTTAGGGCACTTTTTACAGTTTTATCCATTACAACTGGATCTCCTCCATGAAATCCGCAGGCTACATTTAGGGATGTTGCATATTTTAGTATTTCTTCATTATCACTTAGTTTGTATATTCCGTAGCTTTCTCCATAATCACAGTTTATATCTACTTTCATATAATCTCCTCTCTCATAATATTTCAATATCTTTTAATAAATTATATCATCCTTTGTCCTCTAACTGCAATTTGATTAATTAACTTTTAAATTGATTTATTATTATATTTTTTCCTTTTCTTATTTTATGTTATAATATCTATATTATTAACTGCTAATATGGAGGGGAATATGAAAGATAGTAATAAAATTTTGAATGTAGCTTTAACCTATAATCTTAAAAAAAATGAATCAAGTAATAACTATGACGACGAAGCAGAATTTGACGATATTGAAACAGTGAATGGTATAAAGAATTCTCTGGAAAAATATGGTTGCAATGTTATTTTGCTTGAAGCTACAGGCGAAATAATCAAAAAAATACAGGATGAAAAAATAGATATAGTATTTAATTTTGCCGAAGGTCTAAAAGGACGAGGACGAGAAGCGCAAATTCCTGCCTTATTTAACATGTTAGGTATTCCTTTTACAGGATCCGATGAAACCACTTTAGGTGTAGGTTTGGATAAAGCCTTGTCAAAAAGAGTTGTATCGTCAGTTGGAGTAAAAACTCCTAAATTCCAATTATTTTTTAATGGCAAGGAGAAACTAAAGAAAACACTAGATTTTCCTCTAATTGTAAAACCTAATGCTCAAGGATCTAGCAAAGGTATAATAGATAAGTCAGTAGCTAAGTCTGAAGAAGAACTTTTTGAATTAGTTAACCGAATCATAGATAATTACAAAGAACCTGTCCTTGTAGAAGAGTATATTGAAGGTAGGGAATTTACCGTAGGGTTAATTGGTAATGGAGATGATGTAGAAGTTCTACCAATAATGGAAATAAGTTTTGATAAATCTAATGATACAGGTTTTTATAGTTATAATGTAAAAAAAGATTCAGAAACTAAAACAAATTTTACATGTCCTGCTAATTTGACAAAAAAAGAGGAAAAAACTATTAAGAATTTTGCTTTAAAAATATATAAGGTTTTAGAATGTAAAGACGTTGCAAGAATAGATCTGAGAGTTTCCAATAAGGATAATCAGCCCTATTTTATAGAAATTAATCCTTTACCTGGCTTAATCGATGGATTTAGCGACCTAACTTTAATTTGGAAAAGTATGGGTAATAACTATGAAGATTTAATTAGAAGGATTTTAAACGAAGCTTTAAAAAGGAATAATATGGATGTTATATAATTAAATAGTGTGTATTATTGAATATTATTTATTTACGTTTTTTACTTTTTATTATATAATCATTTTTGTTCTAATTTAAAACACCATGCACCAGTAGCTCAATTGGATAGAGCATCTGACTTCGGAATATTCCGACTCTATAATTTTGCTACAAGCATTGAAATTTGAACGTTTATTACTGAACTTGCTCCTTAATAGATAATGTGACTTTTCAACCTTTTTTCAAGGGTCATTGGTTAGTCAAATAAATCATATAAGGGGTTTTATTATGCCTAAAAAATCATTAAAATCATTAAAATCAAAAAAAGGAAAACAAGACATCGATAAGTTATTTACTGAGTACATTCAATTTTGTAGGGTCAAAAATCTTGCTGAAGCGTCAATGTCATTTTATGAAGAGTGTTTTTATATCTTTAGACGTTTTTTCAAAGGTAGTTTAAAACAACTAAACGAAAAAACGATTTATAATTACACTATCCACCTTCAAACCAACACCAATAATAATGCAACATCAATTCGGACACGTTTACGAGGTTTGAGAACTTTTTTATATCATTTAATGAAATTAGGATATTTAGAAGAATTCAAAATCCAACTACCAAAAGCCGAACAAAAACCAAAAGAAACTTACACCGATAAAGAACTATCACTTTTATTAAAAAGACCCGACATAAAAGACACAAGTTTTTCAGAATTTAGAACCTATGCGGTAATAAACTTTTTAATCGGCACAGGTTGTCGAGCCGCCACCTTATGTAGTGTAAAAATTAAACACCTTGATTTTGATAGTGGATACATTACATTTGCCAAAACTAAGAATAAAAAAGCACAAGTAGTGCCAATGTCAAGCACACTCAATAAGGTATTAAAAGAATACCTAGAATATAGAGGCGGTGAAAATGACGATTATTTATTCCCTACTATCTATGACAGCAAATTAACTTCACATTCTCTACATTTGTCAGTTAAAAAGTATAATAATAGTCGGGGTGTTCCTAGAACTTCAATTCATGCTTTTAGACATACATTTGCAAAACATTATATCACTAACGGAGGTGATATATTTCGTTTACAGAAGATACTCGGTCATAGTTCACTTGATATGGTTAGAAATTATGTCAATATGTATTCAGCCGATTTAAAAAATAATTTTGACAAGTATAATCCACTTGAACAATTAGCATCTAGGACAAGAGGTAAGCAACTAAAATTAAAGGGCTTGAAATAAGCCCTTTTTTCTTACCATAACCCCTTCAATGCTATTTCTTTAACTACCGTTTCACCGTCACAAACACCCGATAAAACCACAGTTCCCGAACTCTCATTGCTGGTAATATCACAAGTATTATCATCAACCACAACAAGTTGAACATCATTTCCGTTGTCCTCTAACGTAAAAACCCACACACTAGCAACAACCGAACCATCAACGGTTTTAGTTCCCGTATATGTTACCGTTTGACCTGTTTTTATCTCAGCCACACCATCAATGGAATATGTTTCCGTTGGTTCTGGCACTGGTGGGGTGTATGTTGACGGTATCTCATCAATTATATTATCGTCCTCGTTTACCTGTGTTTTTTCGGCATATATATTGAGATAACCTCGGTTTACTTCAGTAGTGCCAACAACAAGCCAAGCATTGCCAAAACAAATAAATCTATCATTTTCTATTATCTGTGTTGTGTCGGAATTTCTCGGCACTAATAATTCAAGTTTACCATCAAAAAACCCTGTGTATGAATTTTCCCGAACTGTTTGAGAGCCATCAAATATAATGGACGGTATTTCCTTTAATTCGTCACCAATTACAAAGTTGGTAAATTTGGTGATATCACGCAATAGGAATTTTTCGTAAACTTCATTTATTTCGGGTTCTTTATGGTAAACCAAATAATATGTACCGTTCCTATTAATCAACGAACCCTGTTCGCATACCCCCTTAAAGGCAAAGAGATATATAAACTCGTTTAATTGCGTTGCCCCAGTTGGGCTTGTCATAAAAAATACTGTGTTTTCTACCCCATCAATAGTGACAATTTCACCTTTGTTTTTTAGGTGTTCATTGAATTTATTTCCTAAAGTATTCATATAATCACCCCTTAATTATAATACATATTTGAGAAATTAGAATCGGTGTCGCCTTCGTCATTTGGCAACGCTAAAATTCTTTTATTAATATCGTTGATTCTTTTTTCTAGGTATTTGTACGCCTCGCCTGTGCTTAAAAATTCAGTTTTAACCGACCTAAAAAGGTCAATATCGTTGCTCAATGATTCCAGCACATCAATTACGGTGTATAGTAATTCCTTTTGATTTGTTGCTTTGTCGTAATTCTCAGCGGGATTTAAGGCATTTTCTTCAAGGTACATAGAATATACCTCGTCTAAAAAGTATTCTTTGCCCGATAATTCAACTTTTAATCGTTCTAAATTTGTCATTTTTGTTGCTCCTTTCTTGTATAAAAAAAGAACCCATTAAGGGTTCGGAATTTGTTTTGGTTTTATTTTATTTTTTTTGCTACTGTTTGATATTCTTGTATTGCCCCATCAATGCTATCAAAAGTATCATCAAAAGATTTTGCCAATAAATAATGATACTCAATATTTTCATTATCATTTAAAAATTTCTTATCATTATCGAATGTTTTTTGAATTTTATCTATTTCTTTTATTATTTCTTTTAAACTATCATTATTATATCTTTTTAATATTCTATCTATATCAATGAATTTTATTATTTCACCTTTAAAATTTAACCAGTAATAAGGAACATTAAATTTATGTTTAAATTCAATAAAATATCCTCTATATAAATCCTTGTCTTTATTAACGATAATAAATGATTCATTATCTACCCGAATTTCATCTATTAAATTATTATCTTGAATATTATTTTTATACTCATTGAAATTTTGTTTGAATTTATTTTCTAGGTCATTTTTAATAGTTTTATTTTTTCTCTTTTGAATTTCCGATAAAATTTCATTTTGAATTTTTAAAAACTCATTGACTTTATTCGTGTAATCATTTTTTATTTTATTTTCCACATTAACAACCCCTTTTTGAATTTTGAGTGGTTTTTTTTGTGTTTTTCCATTTTCCAAAAAACCCCCAGTTAATCGACCTATTTTTTGTGTGCTGTTGGTAGATAGTCCAAATAAACAACCTACATTTTATGTACACTATACAAGCATTATATCACATTTTTTGTATTATTAAAAAAATGATGTTCATTAATTGGGTTTTCAAGGGGTTTAGGGATAATGTGATAATATGGGGGTACATTTTTTGAGGGTAATATTTATTTGTGATATAGGGATAATTGGTGTTAGGGTGTGAAATTGGGCTGTGAAAAAAAAGTGTGTCTACTAGGGGCTATTTTCACCGAAAGGGGGTCTATTTTAGCCATTCTCAGCCATTTTTAAGGCATTTTAATTACTATTTACACCTATAATATTCCTATAATACTACATTTTCTTATAAATCCCTACAAGTATTGAAAAATAGCCAATCCTTATATCTGTATATTGATATAATAATACATTATATATACTAATTGTTAGTAATTAATATAATGTTTTGTCGCAAAACAAGAGTTTTGTTCCTAAAACTGAGTATTTTCAAGCATTTTAGAGAAAATAAAAGTATTTATGGTGTATTAGTATTCTAATTGGCTCAAATGCTCTTAAATCTCTCTCATATCGCTGTAACCCCCTATATTTGGGTATATATAGCCTATAATAACAGGCAAATTTCCTCACCCGAATACCCCCAATATATATACCTGTAATGTTACTTGTTCGTATATCGAACACATATCACATACATTGTCCTACTATCACGAACACTATCAACACACACTACATGACATATGTCTTTATATTATACAAACATTATACCATATCTAGTGTATATCGTTCGTATATTACACTATATATTGTATCTACTACCCTTTTTATATACCACTAACCATACCACCTAAACCCTTGATATTACTACCACACACTATATTATTACTATATTTATTATATTAATTAGCATTGTATTAGTCACTAACATTATCATTATTCTTATTTATCCTATCAAGTTCTAACCCCACATCATTTGTATATGGTGATTGCTCAATTATAGTTTCTTTGCTGATTGCTCCCATTTCATATTGCGTTTTAATATTATCCATTAATTCCCCTGTATCACTAGGTAAGTCATAATTAAACACAACGTCAACACTAGCATTATCAATACCCATATATTCCATTATATATTCATGTCTTTTGCTGAACCCATCTCTTAAAATATGTTCGGTTTTCCTTGCCTTATTTATAGCCAAACGGAATAATAATTCCAATGATACTTCTGAAACATTACTCACGTTCGCTTGTCCTATAATGCTTGATGGCACACCTGCAATAGTCCACAGTTGATTCAATAGATTATCAATAAGCAACTTTACCGATTGAGTATCTATCATAGATGAACTGTATTCCGCCGTTGCTCCGTCCTCAAGGTTTAATATCTGCCCTACCATTCCACTATCAATAGAACTTTCTACCTTTTGACCCGATACCACAAACAATGGATTCATACTCAATGTATAAACCGAATCATCTAATTTAGACAACAACACTTCTATTTCGTCCAGTATAGGTTTTAAATCCTCCAGTAAAGACCTACCAAACCAGTTATAATTCCCGTTGTCACCTAAACTATAATGAATCGGTAAACCTGAAGTATTTTTATACTCTTCTTTTTTCGTCAGCACTCCACCCTCATTATCCCATTTTTCAACGGTTTCTGGGGTATATATTATATAGTATTCCGAACTTGTCAATATATCCGTCCAATGCTCAACAAAAGATATGTACTCACCCTGAGTGTCATATACTGGATATGCGTCCGCTGAGTCTATAAGTTTTGATTTTATTTGTCCGTTCTCTTTATAAACATACTCGAAAGCGTCACCGTATTTATAAAGCGACTCAATCAATTCATAATTAAGTTTATTGTATCCCGAACCTTTGTATATTTCATTCATTGCCTTTATCAACTCAGGATTGTTGCCACTAATGGAAACGGGTTTCCCTAATAATAAAGACGAATGAAATTCAATCACCGTTTTAAGAGTGTTTAATACTATCTTACTTGTTGTTAGAGTTTCACCTTTAAACTCAAAATTTTTTCTTGATAATACCTTGTGCTGACCTTTTAAATACTGTTTATTATTCAGCACATTCGCAATTCTTGAAATATGCTCCGTTTCGTCGATTACTTCTTCAAACCATAAATCCATATTTTATTCCTCACTTTCATTTATTATTTTCTTTAATAATTGTTTTATGTTTTTTAAGTCCTCATTTATCTTGTCAATTTTACTAACTGTTTTATATATATTTTCCATTTGATTTTCACCCTCCTATTTTTTTTAGTATCTAAAGAACAGATTTTGTTTTTTAAAATCTAAAATGTTTTTACAATTCCGTTGTAATCTTTTTCTTTTGATTTAGATTTAACCTTTTTCTTTTTGCCACTTTTAGTTCTTAATTTTCTACCTTTTCGGATTTTTAAAGTTTTTTGATTTTCTTTGAACGTTTTAAAATATCTTTGTATCATCTTTTCTATATGTATTTTTATCACCCTTTTTATTATTATTTTCGTAATTCTGAGAGATTTTTAAGCGATTTTTATTCTTAGATAAGCAACACCATTACTAATATATTGATTATCGTTTATTTCTTTCTATAAATCGTGTAACCCCACTTTTTAGCACTAAAAAAACAGGGTGTCGAACCCTATTATCTTAAACATAATGAATACCAGCCGACAAACCTTCGAGAGCCATAGAAAATGCCAACACTCTATCATCATTGTTGCTTTTTGACATATGCTCCATACGTCCATTGGGTTTGGATATAAACAATTTCATTTCCCCCAATAAATCGGCACTATTTATTAAAATTTGTTGAGTTTCAAATAGTTCAACAAACCTATTAATGATTATTGGTTTTGATTTTCCATTTGTTACAAACCCTATTTTTTTCTTAATTCTTCCCCTAGAATCATAAGATTTAAACTTATGTAGATTTTTGTATTTGAAATCATGTCGAACTTTATCGACAACACTGTGTCCACTTGCTTGTTTTTCTATGACTAGATAAGCGTTATTATAATAAATTCCCATTTCATTAACTATTGCGGCGAACTCGTACGCTTTTATTTTATTACTGGCAAATTCTGCGACTTGTTTCCCGTCCTCGTCAATAATTTCAATTACGGAATTATCTTTGCCAACACCCTCGCCCGTATCTACTCCGCCATAATATCTTTTACCTCTTTGGGGTTGTTCCCACATTAGAAGTTCACGCCCGAAAAAACGAACAAGATTTGCGGGTAATAGTTTTGGTTTTGATATGGTTTTAAGATTTAATACCCTTTTAATTTCTTTGTGAATCTGTGTCGGGTCAAATATGTTTGAACCAGTGCTCACAAACGCTTCTATCGGATTTGAACTAAATTCGGCGGAAAATTGTTCTTCACTTGAATTACTGATTTTTAAACGTCTCCATACTAATTGTTTGATACTTGCCCCTTGTTTATAAAGTTCTTTTTCGGTTTCCGATAATTCCTCAACTGTTGGTAATTTGCCATGTTTTTCTATCCAATGATTAGAAAATTGCTCGTATTCATCTTTGAACATTATTTTATCGTTTACCCATGAAAAATAATGGGGTGTATACATATTATTTCCTTTTTCTGCATTTGCCCAAAGTTGTGAAAAATGATTGAGTCCATTCGGCGTACTTTCTAAAATTATTTTACCATCGGGCAGAAGTGCCTGTTCTATGGATAAAAGTTGTTTTTCGATTGTATCCTTGCAGAATGCAACTTCGCTTATATGTGCCATGGATATAGAAAGCCCTCTACCGATTGATTTATTGCCAACGCTTGTAATAATAATTCTTGACCTATTTACAAATTTTAATTCTTTTCTATTATTATTTATTAATTTCGGTTTTATAGCCTCGGGCATGTCAAAATACATTTGCTTTAGTTTATTAAATATACCTTCTGCACTATCTAATGAATATGATACCAATAAACACGTTGTATTCGGTTTAGTAACCGCATAATATAAAGATAATGCAAGTGCTAGACTTGTAATTCCCAATTGTCTACTTTTGAGACAGATACTGTACTTGTCCTCAACTATTCCATCTATAAGTTCTTTTTGCTGCGGATTTAGTTTGAAAGGAACTAATTTCCCTTTTTTATCAACTATCTTGATAAACGATTCGATAAACAATTCGGGGTCGCTTAGTATCTTTTTAAGTTTCTTTTCGTTGTCGGTCATTTAAAACACCCCCTCTAATCATCATCATCAATATCAATGCCACTTAATAACGCCTCAATTTGGCTTTGTTTTTCGTTGAACAGTTGTTCGCTAAAATCAATTAAAAACTTCGCTGATTGAACATCTCCATTTTTTGATTGCTCATAAAATTTATTGTAAATCTCAATCATTTTTTTATGATGTAAAACTTCTAATAAAAACTTAACCCCTCTTTGAAAATCCTCGTCAATTTCCCAGTTCAACGCCATTTGTTTATCTGTACTTTTTGGAAACATTTTATAATTTTTTGCCAATTCCTCAACGTCTTTAAATTCCTTGTTAAAATACTCGGGATAGTATTTCCATAAAATATATATTACTTTGTATTCGCTTGATACAATTTCTTGTAAGCGACTTTTAATTCCTTTTGCCATTGTTTATATTCCTCCTTTAAAACATTCTGTATCATTTAGCAATGCGTATTCTTTATATTGTTTTGATGATTTAGGGGCAAAAGGTGAATTATTATATTCACTTTTTTTATTCTCTTTTTTCTGTTTTTGTTTTGGTTTTGGGTCATTTTCTCCCCTAACTTTGCTTTTTTTATGTAAAGGTACATAATTAAACTGAAAATCCTCAGCAAATAAAGAATCATCGAGTTTAATTCCCGTTTCAAAAGATTCTTTGGGTAATGTTTTTTTAAATTCCTCATCGCTCATTTTTTCTTTTTTCTCAAAAGGTTTATTTTTCTCATATGGTATGTGTTCAAATTCAAAATCATCAGCAAATAAAGAATCGTCTAACTTTTCCCCAGTTTCAAAAGATTCTTTGGGTAGTGTTTTAACAAATTCATCATAACTTAAAGGTTCTCTTTTTTTCATTTCGTTTAATGGTACATATTTAAACTCGACATCATCAGCGAATTTGCTTTCGTCGGGCATTTTTTTAGTTTCCTGTAATGGCTCGGTATGGGCTGAAGGCTCTTGTTGTTTTTTTGGTTTATTATCATTTTGATTTTTATTTTTATGTATTATCTTAAATTCACCATTAAAAAACGTATCATTTACTAATTTAGTT